TTTGGTGTAGTTGAAACATTAAATAAACACTCTACAAAATTAGAGTTAATGGAAAAAGATTTAGAAGCTAACTCTGAATTTAGAATTAAATATCCAAGAGGTGAACTGGGTCAGTCATCTGGAGAGGCAGAATTATTTATGCTTGTAGAACACATGAGTGGTTTGATTGAGCAGATGGAAGAAGAACTAAAAGGCATGAGAAATAATAAAGTTAATATTGATTTTTTAAAAGAACAAGTTTCAAAACTACAAACAGATGTAGAAAAATTAATTAGAAATGGGAGTGGACACTAATGATTGAAATGGTATTTGCACTCTTGCTTTTGCAAGACCATAAAATTGTAGAGCATAGGTATCATGAAAGTTTAAGTTCATGTCTTAAAGCAAAAAGATATGCTATGAAAGATAGAAACAGTAGCGACAGAGTTGTTTTTAAATGTATTCAATCTAAAGCAAACATAGAAATTTATATGGGAGAAAAGAAAATTACTTCTTTAATATTAGAATGATAGATAAATACATATACAAAATTTTAGGTTTCTTTGATACTTGGTCAGAAAAATTAGATAAAGTATTTTTCCCACCAAAAAAGAAAAGAAAAAAGAAGTGCAAAGATTGTCATTGCAAATGTCATTGTAATGAAGAATTACATACACATTGGTATGATGGTGATTTATGTGCTTGTGATAACTGCAAACATTAAGGATTTTATGAGGTGTGACTATGGAATATATACTGATAAAACTAGAATATTTGTGCAGAAAATTATATGCTTTTGTTTGGCGATGGCGAATAAGACTAACAATGAATTTAAAAAAGAAACATAAAAGAAACAGGAGATTATAATGTGGTTTAGTGCAGTAAAATTAGCTTTAAATGCAGGTACTCATATTTATAAAAAGAAACAAGAAACTAAAATGCGTATGGCAGATGCTCAAGCAGCTCACGCACAAAAGATGGCTGATGGTGAACTTGAGTATAGTGGAAAATTATTAGAAGCTCGTCAATCAGATTGGAAAGACGAATTTGTTTTGATCGTACTTACACTGCCGATTTTGGTAATTGCGTACGGAGTTTTTAGTGATGATCCAACAGCTTCAGCAAAAATAAAAGAATTTTTTGAACAGTTCCAGCAGCTACCGTCATGGTTCACAAATTTGTGGATTTTAGTTGTTGCTAGTATTTATGGAATAAAAGGTACACAAATATTTAGAAACGGCAAGAAATGAAAATAAGCGAAAACACAAACATTGGTCTTCCGTTACGTAATTTAATTGGTTTGATCGGTGCAATAGTTTTAGGTGCATGGTTTGCATTTGGAGTAATAGAAAGATTAAATAAATTAGAAACATCAGATACTTTATTTCAAGCTGATCTTCTTAAAAAAGCAGAACAAGAACCAAAAAATTTAGAATTATTTATGTTGATCGAACACCTTGCCGGTCAAATAGAATCAATTGAAAAAGAAATTGAAGCATCAAGGTACAACAAAGTAAACATAGATCATCTTAAAGAACAAGTAGAAAATATAAATAAACAAATTGAAAAATTAAGAAATGGGAGTCATTAATGGTCGAAACTGTAATAGCGCTTTTACTTATCGTAGATCACGAAATTAAAGAGCACAGAATACAAGATTCTTTAAGTAAATGCTTAAAAGGCAAAAGGATTGCAGAACGACAATTAAAAGATTCAGATAGAGTTCAATACAAATGTATTAAATCGAAAGCAAATATTGAAATTTATATGGGTGAAAAGAAAATAACATCTTTAATTATGGAGTAAAATTATGATTGATAAAAAAATAATACACACACAAATCAAACACTTCTGGAGCGATCATAGATACGTTGTGATAGCTGCAGCCATTGTACTTTTAGTTGCAATTATATTGTAACTTAATGAAAGACTCATCTCAAAAACGAAGTGTTATCTGGCACATATATCACACTATTTTGGCTATTGAACTTGGTATCGTAGCTACAATAGAATTTATAGAGCTAATGATGACAATAAATTAAAATGAAAAAAATAATTAATTTTATAGAAAAGATTATTTTAAAATTAATAGGTTTCAAATGACAATACCTGACTTTATAGACAAGTACATTGTACCAATACAAATTTGGTCTTTACACAATAGAACTGAAATAGTTTGTTTTACTGCTGGATTTATTCTTGGCGCAATAATATTTTAATATGGAAGATAAAAGGACATACACAAACATTAAAGATTACGGAAACGATATGTCTTACGAAAACGAAATAAAAGTTGAGCCAAAAAAAGATTTAACAACTAAGCAAAAAGCGAATGAAATAGTTGACATGCTTATTAATCAAGCTCACAAAAAATTAACTTCTGGTGAAGAACTAACTGCATCAGAAATGAAAGTTTGTTTAGATGTTTGTAAAACTTATGGTACTGGAGTTACTGCAAGTTCAGATGTTGATTTACTTTCAGATTTACCATTTGAAGACGAGGATAAACAAAAATGACAACACCAGCTAAATTAAAGATTTTTAAAAACTTTTTATATTTAGCTTGGAAACATTTACAATTACCAGAACCAACTGAAATACAATATCAGATGGCAGACTATCTTCAATATGGTCCAAAGCGTTTATGTATTCAAGCTTTTAGAGGAGCAGGAAAATCATGGATTACTTCAGCATTTGCTTGTTGGAACTGGTTAATGGATCCTCAAAAAAATATTTTAGTGATCTCTGCGTCTAAAACTAGGGCTGATGACTTTAGTACATTTACTCAAAGACTAATAAATGAAATTCCTATACTAGCTCATTTGCAGCCAAGAGACGACCAACGATCAAGTAAAGTATCTTTTGATGTTGGACCAGCAAGAGCATCACACGCTCCTAGTTGTAAATCAATGGGTATTACAGGTCAATTAACAGGTTCTAGAGCTGACTTAATTATTGCTGACGACGTTGAATCAGCTAACAACTCTCAAACACAATTAATGAGAGATAGACTATCTGAGACAGTTAAAGAGTTTGATTCAATTATTAAACCAGAAATAGGACGTATTGTATTTCTTGGAACACCACAAACAGAATTATCAATTTATAACTCATTAGAAGAAAGAGGTTATAAAACACAAATTTGGCCTGCAAGATTTCCTGATAGTAAAGCTATTGTTAGTTACGGTCATAAACTTGCAAAACAGATTTTAGAACAAAATAAAAAATACAAACCAGGTCAACCATTAGATCCAAAAAGATTTGACGAAGTTGACTTAATGGAAAGAGAAGCATCTTACGGAAGATCAGGATTTTCTCTTCAATTTATGTTAGACACAACTTTATCTGACACAAATAAATATCCATTAAAATTAAACGATCTAATTATTATGTCAGGTTGTTCAACTTGGAAAGAAGCTCCGGGTAAAGTACAATGGGCAAATAGCATAGATCAAATTAAAGCTCTTGACTCAGAGCTGCCAAATGTAGGTTTAAAAGGAGATTACTTTGTAGCTCCTATGCACACTTCACAACATTACTTTCCATTTGAAGGTTCTGTTATGAGCATTGATCCAGCAGGAAGAGGAGCCGATAGAACAGCTTACGCTGTTATTAAGATGCTCAATGGGATATTATATCTCACAGATATTGGATCACTTGAAGGCGGTTATGATGAAAAGACTTTAGTCGATTTGGCATTAGCAGCTAAAAAAGGAAATTGTAACGCTATTACTATTGAGAGTAACTTTGGTGACGGTATGTTTAATAGACTACTTGAACCAGTATTAGCTAGAGTTTATCCTTGTACAATCGAAGATACTCGAAGTTCAGTACAAAAAGAAAAAAGAATTATTGATACTTTAGAACCAATATTAAACTCACACAGACTAGTAGTAGACCAAGAATTAATCCGAAAGGACTTTGAGCTCGATAGAGACCATCAGTTATTCTATCAAATGACTCGTTTAACACGAGATCGTGGAGCTCTGAAACACGACGACTTAATTGATGTCGTTTCGATGGCAGTATCGTATTGGACTGAGCTTTTAGGACGAGATGCAATCGTAGCTGAACAAAGCGCTCGAGAGCAAAAGTTTCATCAAGAATTAGACCGCTTTATGAAGCATACCATCGGTGACAAACATAAGACTAAGACATCGTGGATTTCATAGCTTTAATGGCTCATAGATGCACGAGGATTGACAAAATCCACCAGACGTAACCAAACCTATACGATGGTGTAATAGATGCTCTAATAGCTCCTAATTAATAGGTACACGTATTGGAGTGGTTGGGGGTTAAATATAAGTATATATACTAGTATAACTAAAGGAGAACTAAGATTAACTATGAGTACAGCAGCAATAGCATTACCAAATAAAATAACAATAGGTTACCAAGAAATAAACATTGTTTTAATTGATACAGTTATTGCAAGTAACGTAGGGGATCAACAAGGCAGCTACACAGCTGGACCACCACCAACAATATACTTAGATAAGACTATTATTGAGAAAGGTGGAGTGCATGCTGTTAATCTGGTGATGCATGAGCTCAACCATCACATTGAGTACGCTAACTCATTAGAGGACTCAGAGGAAGAGCTTAGAGTTACAGCTTATGCAAACGCGTGGACTGAGATAATGTCTCGAAGTGAAATCAGAGTTTGGCTGCTGGCTCAGCTTGATATTAAGCTTTGTCAATGTCCAGATAGATGACAAAAATTTGGTAGAAAAATCTAAGAGGCCTATCGATATGCCGCCCACCCGCGTATCCCCATAATGATTTCGGGCGCGTGCACCACACTTTTTTTTGTAGCTTAGTCACTACTTTGTGACATTATTTATTCATTACTCTTTAAATCCAACACTTTTCAATGGATATAAACTCTATTGATGTTGTTTGTTCATTATTGATCGCGAGAAATTTGTTTTTGTCTGTCTTTCTCGTATGGTCTTATCTGTTTTTTTCGTTTTTCTTTTATCAATTCAATTCAATAATCATTTCATTTAATATTTTAGATCTTTAAATTGATCTCAAAATTCACTCAAATATCATTTCAAATAAATTCTTCAATTTAATCAAAATCAATCAAAAGCTCAATTTCAACTATTTTTATGAAAATAAGACTCACAGAGGAGCACAGAGATCAACTTTAAGATCTCTTTGTGATGTAAGGTATGGACTAAAATTGGTGCTTTTAGTTTAAATGAGGAAGAAAGCTAATTGTATCAATTGAATTATTTTGTAGAAATTTTAATAATTGTTTATGAGTTATAACTTGCTCAAAATGAAAATTAGAAAGTCCAGAATTAATAATCAAATAATGACTTGATTGAATTATATCTTTATTTTGATTTAAGTCTTTTTGAGTTTGTTTAATTGATTTCATATATTTCTCCTTTTAGTTACTAATAAGATCTTAATTCGTTCATCTTTATATATAGCTGTTTTTTTAGGGGGTGTGACAATATGTACAGCATGGAATTATATTCATCAATGTATTAATTACACTATCGAAACAAAAGGAGGCAATATGCCAAAATATGAAAAAATAGAAACTGGATCGAATAGAACGGATTTATTCGTTACAGGATCTGTCTCAAAAGACTTTAGAAAATTGAGAGAATTTTACAATAAGAATGTAAATACTTTCATTAAAGCTTTTGATGT